CCGCTACCCACCTGTGGCCAAGGGCTCAGGGTGCCGGGCAGACCGGCGACAACGGTGGCAAGGCCACGAAGAAGTGGGGCGAATACACCGAGGCCGAGCGCGCTGCGATCGCCCGTGACAACCCCGACGCGTACAAAAAACTCCAAGCCACCCGAGGAACCTAACCCATGGCATCTACCCAACTGTCGGACATCTTCGTTGCCGACTATTACGGCACTCTGGAGCCGGTGAACTCCCCAGAGAAGACCGCCGTTTATGAGTCGGGCATCATCACCCGTTCCGCGACTCTGGACGGCATAGCCAAGAACGGCCAAGGCACTTCCGAGATCAGCTACTGGCAGGATCTCGACGCCGATGAGGCGCCGAACATCTCCAACGATGACCCTGATGACCTGGGCGCCGTCGGCAAGGCCGAGCAGGGCAGCATGCGGGCCCGCACCCTGTACCTCAACAAGGGCTACGGCGTATCCGACCTTACTGCTGAGCTGGCCAACTCCGAGCCAATGCAGCACATCCGCAACCGCTTCGGCACCTACTGGACCCGCCAATGGCAGCGCTACCTGATGGGGGCGGCACGCGGCGTGATTGCGTCCAACATCGCCAACAACGGCGGCGACATGGTGAAAGATGCGGGCGCATCGATCAGCGCAAACGCCTTCCAAGACGCTGCCTTCACCGCTGGTGACGCCGCCGACATGTTTGCCGCGATCGGTGTGCACTCAGTCGTGATGAACCAGATGGTGAAGCAGGACATGATCGAGTACCTGCGCGACTCGCAGGGCAAGGTCATCCTGGCCACCTACCTGGGCAAACCGGTGTTCATGGATGACGGCCTGATCTACGCCCCAGGCCAGTACCTGTCGCTGTTCTTCGGCCAAGGTGCCTTCGGCTATGGCGAGGGCGACCCGCACATGCCTGTCGAGATGCAGCGCAAGCCGGATGGCGGTAACGGTGGCGGCGCCGAGGTGCTATGGGAGCGTAAGACCTACATCCTCCAGCCGGCCGGCTTCAGCTGGCAGGGCAGCGAGAACCGCAACCTGAGCCCGAGTGCCACCCAGTACGCAGCCGCGGCTAACTGGAAGCGTGTGTTCGATCGCAAACAGGTTCCTTTCGCCGCTGTCATCAGCGGTACCGCCACTCCTTGACCCCATGATGCAGGGCGCCGGCCTGGCGCCCTGCGCAGGAGATCAGCATGAAAGTCATCTACACCAACACCCCGGGCAGCGAACGCAGCACCTGCTATCGCCGCCTGGACCAGTTCTTCGGCGTGATCGACGGCGCCACCTCGGTGTCCGTGCAGGGCGACGCCCCGCACATCGGCGAGGCTTACCAGCGCCAGGGCATCAGCGTGAGCGAGATCGAGGAAGGCCTGCGTCTGGACGGCCCTACCGTCGCCCAGTGGGTGGCAGAGGGTTACAAGGCGTCGACCTACCCACCGAACGGCTATGCCCCGGTCAGCAGCCAGGCCGAGATCGACAAGGCGATCGAAGAGGAGAGCGGCGACGAGACCGACCCTCACAAGATGAAGGTGCCGGAGCTCAAGGAGTGGCTGACGGCCCAGGGCATCACCTTCGATCCCGCTCTCAACAAGCCCGAGCTGCAGGCACTGATCCCGTCGAAGGAATAAGCCATGACCGACTTCATCACTGTTGCTGATGTTGACCAGAAGCTCGGGCAGGGCTGGGCAGGCAGCGGTGATGCGGTCCTTGCCGTGGCCATGGCCAATGCCTGGCTCACCGCCAAGATCAAGCGAACGGTGCCAGTCCCGGCTCCGGACGCCATCGTGAGTGCCGGAGCGCAGGTAGCCAAGCTGGCTGCGGCTGGTCAGCTCTACAAGGACACCCAGCGCGAGGTGCAGAGCAAGACCGTGTCGGCCCAGGCTGGCACTTCAACCAGCAAGACCTACGTCGCGGGGTCTGTTGATCGCTCGACCGGCGAGAACTTCGCCCTCGACCTCATCGCACCCTGGACCCGCCGCGCCGGCACCATGATGCTTAAGAGGATCTGACCCATGGGCATGCGCGAAGAACTTCAGACCGACTTGGCGGAAGCGTTCGATGATCCAGATGGCCTGGCCGACACGGTGAAGCCTGTCGCAGGAAGTCGCACGGTGAAGGGTGGATATGACCCCGAGATCGGCGGCACCGTCCCGGCCTCGACCATTCACTACACCGGCCGCGGAGTGTTCGGCAGCTACCTGGCCAAGGAAATCGACGGCACGCGCATCCAGACCGAGGACGTGAAGCTCCTGGTCCTCCAGAACGAACTGTTCGAAGGGCTGACAGGTGCTGTAACCGATGCCCCTGCGTTGCCCAAGATCGGCGACCAGGTGAGCGGATACCGCGTGCTCAACGTTTCCGAGGACCCAGCCCAGGCGACTTGGACTATTCAGCTGAGGAAGTGATATGGCTCGCGGCTCACACATGGCCCAGCGATACGGCAGCCAGCAGGGCGGCTTTGCTGAGGCTATTCGGGCGTTCGCCGAGCAGGCGGAGCAAGCCCTTGACGCTACCTTCCGCGAGATTGTGATCGAGATCGGCAGCAGCGTTATCCGCATGTCGCCGGTGGGCAATCCGGAATTGTGGGCGGCCAACGTAGCGCACCGGGCGAAGGCCACCAGGGCAGCCGATGACTACGACTTCAAGGTCGCGGTCCGCAACACCTTGATCAACCTGAACCAGGACAACTTCACCAAGGCCGGCAAGCTGCGCAAGGGCGTGAAGTACGCTAAGCCCCTGACGAAGACCGAGCGGGAGCAGAACTTCGCCACCAATGGTCTGGTCGCCGGTCAAGGTTACGTCGGCGGGCGGTTCCGGGGTAACTGGCAGTTCTCCATCGATTCGCCGGCGACCGAAGAGCTCGACCGCATCGACCCGTCGGGTAGCGAAGCCATTACCGCACTGATCACCCAGGTGCAGGCGTTGACCATCGGCCAGACGGCGTACATCGTGAACAACCTGGCGTACGCGGTCCCGCTGGAGTACGGCCATTCATCCCAGGCGCCGGCCGGTATGGTCCGGGTCACCCTGGCCAACTTCCAGCGCATTGTCGACGAAGCCATCAGGAACAACAGCGTATGAGCCATGCACGAGCCCGCCAGGCCATCGAGATCAAGCTGATGGCCTGGGCCGCTGCGCGCCCGATTCGGGTCGCGAACTTCGAGCAGGGGTTCGAGGCGCAGCCAGAAGAAACCTACCTGCAGGCATACCAACTGCCCGGTGCAACCACCTGTCGCTACCTGGGTGGCGAGGCCTACGAGTACACCGGTGTCTACCAGGTGAGCATCGTCTGCCCGGCGGGCCAGCCACTGGCTACCGCTGAGGCCCTTGTCGGTGAGCTTTCGAGTCTCTTCCGGGCTGATTCGGAGCTCAGCCGCAACGGCTTCGAGGGTCTGGTCACCGAACCTGTTGACCAGGGCCCAACCATCACCGAGTCGGCAACCTATACGGTACCGGCCAGCTTCACCTACCGCGGTGTCGCGGACCAACCGCCCGCTGGGGCATAACCAACCGCCGCCCGGCGGGCTATCAAGAGGAAACACAACATGGCCGCACGCTTCCCGCTGCCAAACGGCGCGGTGCTGGAAATCGCACGCGTCATCGGCGCCGCCGTCCCGTTCACCGCGCTGTCCAACGCAAAGCCGCCGGTTGCTACCGCAGTCGGCCACAACGTCGCGAACGGCGACATTCTGCTGGTTAACTCCGGCTGGGCGCTGATTAACGACCGAGCCGTCAAGGCTTCCGGTGTCGCCGCCGACGCCTTCTCCTTGGCCGGCCTGGACACCAGCGACGCCGAATTCTTCACCGCTGGCGCAGGCGTCGGCTCCGTTCTGCCTGTGTCGGACTGGGTGCAGATCTCCAAGGTGACCGGTTTCAACTCCGCAGGTGGTGAGCAGCAGTACACCACCGTCGGGTATCTGGAGGATGACGACGACAAGCAGTATCCGTCGAACCGCAACCCTCGGTCCCTGACCATCGCGGTTGAGGACCAGCCCAGCGCTGCCTACGTCGAAACCGTGGAGGGCTATGACGCCTCGAAAGAGCTGACGGTGATCCGCATGAAGCTTCGCAACGGCGACCAGATCCTGTACCCGGGCTACGTCAGCATCACGCCCGACCCAACCATGGAGCGGAACAACGTCATGACTCGAACCATCAGCGTCGGCCTGTCGGCTCGCTCGCTTCGTTACCTGGCCGGCGCGTAAGGAGCACTCATGGCAAAGATCAAGATCGCGCAGAACCCCACGTTCGCCGCTGTGGTGCAGGTTCCGCGCATTGGCGCAGAGCCGGCGCCGGTGGAGTTCCAGTTCCGCTACATGGACCGCCTGGCCCTGTCCGCAATGTTCGACCGCTGGAACAAGGCGCGTGATGCCTGGGCGGAGAAGGCACAGAAGGACGGGGCGACGTGGGAGGAGGTCACCACCGGTGAAATCGCCCTGCAGGCCGAGCAACTGGGCGAGATCGTCACTGGCTGGGATCTCGAGGACGAGTTCAGCGCCGAGGCCATCGCCGACCTGGTGCGCACCTGCACCGGCGCTCCGAAGGCGGTCATCGACG